CTCTCTGGCTCAAGGAAGTACAACGCTTCTGAAGGCTGAATGGTGGTGTTCGACGGAAGACCAGAGTTGGTTGGCGAGAAGTTGACCGCTCCACCCTGCGCGTTCGTGAACTGAGGAGTTGTGAAGGCAATCGTCGCGGTGCTCGATCCAACGCCGTCCACCAAGCTCGTGTTTCCTGCCGCTCCGCTTGCTGCCTGACCGAGAGGAATGTAATACTGAGCCGTTGCCGATGGTGCGAGAGGATCGGCGTAAATTTCCACGCCGTTGTAGCTGAAGGCTACCCACTCAAGATCGTGCTTCTTCAATTGGATGTCACGACGCTGCGCGTCAAGCGCAATGGCGATAGCCGCGAAGCCAAAGCCGTTCGTGATGCCCAGTGTAGGCTTTCCGCCGCAGGTTGTGATCTGTGTCCACAGTGACTGCAAGGAAGCAACGTCGATCTGTCCTGTTCCGCCCGTGGCCGTTCCAAGATAGTTCGGAGTCGAGTTCCAAGTGATGCCGACGTTTCCGTTCCTCGTCTGCCCACCGTAGGTCGTGTAGCGGTTGCCGTAAAGCGACGGGTCGATTCCGTTATTCAGCGCCTCATCCAAGCCGTTCGAGCACTTGATACGGTTGTCGCTGATCGTCGCATTGTTTACCTGTCCGTGGCGGAAGGAGTCCATTTCGAGCATGGTGTTAATGTTCATCACCATGTTCTCCATGTAGAGGCCATAGATGTCCGCAATCTTGGCAGGGCCGGAGTTAATCACGCCGCCAGTGCCAGAGCCGTCATCCATTTCCCACTCGTCCATCGGGAACCAAGAAACGTACAGTTTCGGATAGAACTTCACTTTGGTGTCAATCTGCTGGCGAGTCAGCGTAACCGTCTGGCCGGGATTGACAGCCGCACCCTGCGCACGGCCATACTGAATGACTTCCGTCATCCCAGCGCCGCCAAGGAAGTCTTCCCAAACGCCCGCTCTGCGCAGCTTCGCTTGGAACGGAGTGTCCACAAATAGCTGATTCCACACAACATCGCGGCGGACCGACTCCAAATTGTTGGCATCAATCGAATTAAATTGTGGGTCTTGGGGCAAATTCACGGTTGGCATTGTTCTCTCCTAAAACTGTCTGAAAATCTTTCCCCTACTACGCTGCTACACCTTGTTTAGCTTCTTCGTTTACTGCAACGTCAGCCTGAATCTGCTTACGCATCTCACTTTGCCGCTCTTCCCGACTCATACTTAGCGGGTCTTTGCGCGTTCCTTCAGTAACCGCTTTCTTTACTTCCGAGTAGTTGCTGATCGCTGCACGGCGTACATCTGGATTATTCCCACCGAGTTCGGCAACAGCCTTAGCCTTCTCGTCGAGCTTCGCTTGCCAATCCTTGTCTTTCTGCTTCAACTGTTCCTGCAAAGGAGCAGTAGCTTGAGCTACCCATTCCTGTCTCTCTTTTTCCTTAGCCTGAGTCTGTATCGCAGCCATCTTGCTAGGGAAGTCATACTTGCGAGAAACGTAGTCCTTGAACGATAGTTTGTTAGCCGATGCTTCCTCAGCCAACTTGCTCACGGAATCAGGAAGGAACTGTCCACCAGAAAGCCTCTGATATTCCTGCACCGCCCAAAACCCATTGTCTAAACCATTACCAAGGCGGTTATCAATATCTTCCATCTTGAAGGTCGGGCTACCAGGCGTTCCACCGGGTCCACCGGCTACGAACTTTCCTTGTCCATCGCGCCCCGGAGTTCCTGCAACTGGAGCAACAAAACCGGGAGCGTCAGCGGCGATAAACCCACCATCCTTGGCACCTTTATTCTGCGCTTCATAGAAGGCTGCGCGTGCATTAGCGTTGGCGATCTGAGTTTGCAGGTCTTTCTCTTTGTCTTCCCACCCAGTCAAAGACGGCATGATGGTTTCGTCATAGAACTGTTTGTTCGCACGCTGCGCTAGTTCAGCGGCATCCTGCGCGGCCTTAGCCGCCACTCTTTCCTCTTCCGCCTTCTTAGCGGACTCCGCTGCGGCTGTACGCTCCTGTTCGGCTGTGGTCAAAACACCGTTGAATCCAGCAAGAACCTTCGCATCCAAGGCTGCGATTGCGGCGTCATCCAAACCCGAGGCTTTAAGAATCTCTGCGACTGTCATAGCTCTATATCTCCCGGAAATCAATTTTTAGTGCATCAATACTGTGGCTGCTGCGCTGGCGTACTTGGCTGTGCAGGACTTACCATAGCCGTTTGCATTTCCTGAATCCCATCCGCTACTTTTCCTGCTCCTGACGCAAGTCGAGGATCAGACTGAGCCATTTGCTTGGCAGTCTGATACCAGCGAGCGAGGAGCATTTGTAGTGGATTGGCGGGTGCTGATGAAGGCTGGGGCTGTTGCGCACCATCTCCACCTTGCGGTGAGGAAGCCGCTCCACTAGCATCCGGTGGAGGAGTTGCAGAGCCTTGTTGCTGTGGGTCTGGCATTGGAGATGCGGCCATTTGTTCCTCACAAAAACTTATCGTGGGCGTAATAACAGCCGCACCCCTTATGAGAGTGCGGCTGTCAGGTTACTTTTTGACGGCAGTGTGCTTGCGAGAAACCTTGCGGCTGCGCTTGCGGCTCTTCTTGCCTACGTGCTCGACTGCGGAAATCTTCTTTGTACGCTTTGCCATGGTATTGCTCCTTGAGTTTCGGGGTTTATCCGGGAGCAGCCAAAAAAATTGGCCCCAACCGGGAATCCGGTATTGGAGCCTCCACATTATCTGCGCGAGCAGGTGTTGAGTATCTCGCCTAGTTCAATTACAGAGAGTACATCTAAAGTATTCTCCGTGTCAAGCCTAATTTTTAATTATTTTCAAACGGCGCAGGATATTACGGTTATTCCTGCGCTATTTAACCTCTAATTCTCTTGTGCCAACGCCAATTATGTCTCTAACTTTTCCTGAATGCTGATCGGACATGTGTTGCTTCTGCTCGACATTAACCCCTAACAATCCCCCTTGATTGTATGTAGCAACGACCCTACCTGTAGCCTTAGACGAGCGCATTAGCTGGTCAATCTCATTGAGATTCGTAGGAAGATCAATTACTACGTCTGTGGTCAGAGAATCCTTCTGCGACTTGATATTGATCGGCATTTGCTGTTGTCTCCTTAACTATCTTGGTTCGTTAGCTCGTTGTTACCGTTGATCTGTCTTTCACTCTTCTTCCGTCCCACGACCTTTTAACTCCTTCGCTTACCTTAATTTTCATCTCGGGAGTTAATGAAGTTCCTGCCCGCAGTTTGTTTCTTTTGATAAGCGGTGCGACCACCCAAGGGCGTTTAAGACCTTTTGCTGAGTTGCTAATCTTTTGCTTGTGTTCATCGGACATTGGTCTGCGCTTTTTACCTCTTATGGCTGCGCTGAGTGCCGCCCTGTATTCGTCAGAGCATTTGTACCCGCGCTCTCCTCCATCCGTAAAATTAATTAAACGGCATCCTTGCTCTCGTTTTTTTGCGATCCAACGCCTCTCTGCTGAACACGATGAGTCCTCGTCAACTTCCTCGACTATTTCCATAATTGGCTTCAACGCCTCTTTTTTCAGGCTATTGACCCAATTTTTTAGGTGTTTTGTGTGCGGATAGTTTATTTCATTGTTTAGCCTGTGCGCAGGAAATCGCGTCAGTCCAACGTATCTAACCTCTCCGGTAACAGGGTGCTTTAGCATATAAATATAGACTGTCATTAGCTAGTGGTCACCGTCGAGCGCGGGTCTCCGCCCTTTGCCCCCTTCTGCTTGACGCGGGGCGCTTTTTGATCGCTTGAAGGGCGTCCGCCAGCGTGTGGCTTGCCGCTGTTGGCATCCCCTCCGCCCATTTGTTGCGGGTCTATTCCCATCCCCTTAAGCAGTTTCATTATGTCTACTTGTGCGAGGATTTTTAACTTCTGGAGTTTTTCTTCTTCCTCAAATGAATCCGAGATGATTTGATCTGGGTTATTTAAATCCATGGCCTCAAAAATTTTCTTCCATGCAATTGGAGCGCCACCCTTCTTCAACTGAAGAAGGAGCAACTGCTGCTGCATCTGTGTGACCTTGAGCAACGTGCTTGGAACCGAGATGAGCCTGATCTGCTTGACGAACCACCGCGCCCGCTCCAGATTCGTGTACTTCGATTCCGTTTCAGGGAACTGCCCACCTACCATCTCGTCCGGTAAGTGGCTAGGAACTAGGTCGTTTGGCTTGTAGTCAAACACTTCTGGAGCCATCTTGTCAGGGCCGACGTATTCCATGATTCTCTGAGTATCAAACCACTGTAGAATAAGGTACTTGACCCTTTGTCCAACAGACTTATTCGCCTTCTCAACCCTAGCAGCAATTCCCTTTCCTACCGGCCCAATAGATTCGAGCATCTTGTCAGCAGTGTCGCTGGCGATCTGCAATTTCATATTTGCGCCGAGATTTCCCAAATCCTCAAGACCGAGTTGCTTGCCTTCCTTTTCGTTGAGGTATTTAAGGAAGTTGAACTGCTCCCCTTTGACATTAACCTCTTCAGGAAGAATAGACTGGAAGGTATTCTTCGGTATGCCATCTACTCCAAGCCGTACATCCGGCTCGAATATGTCGAAGTGCTCAATCTTTGGCCCACCTGTATCCGTGTGGTTGTATCCCATTGGAGGATTCATTTGGGCGGTCAGGACTTGATCTATCAACCGCTCATGCTTCCTGATCGTCGTCTCAATGCTCGCTACATCTCCTACGATAGATCGTCCCAGCGGCTCCCATGCCCAGTCGTCAACCGTGTACTGGATAATCGGTATACGAGGGTCCCAGTCGAAGGCGGGGCCGTCGTACATTGGCTTCCCCATCCCTGTTGAGGTGATGATGAGCCGCAGATTGGGGTATACCCGGCAATGCTGTGATTCGGCAGGAATATAGTATGGTTCTCCATTCCTCATCCCTCCAAATATTTGCTGCCCTACGAACGGGACACGGTAGAACCACGTCGTTCCCAAATCTCCCATCGGGAGTTCGTATCCTGTGTTGTTTATCCGCAAATCGCGGACGAAGGTGTAGCGGATTTCAGCATACAGATTTCCGAACGTCCTTCCCGTATCCCCGTAGCGGTTCCGCTCCGCATAATCAACTCGCTGCGCCTGCATCCTCGTCTGATAGTTCCGACGCGCTCCTACAGTCTGAATTTCCTTCTGGAATAAGGGAAACCTGCCATGCGCCTCAGCGATAGGCATGTAGTCGTAGACCGTGACCGCGTAGGCATCCTGAATGTCGTTGGTTCGGGAAGGAATCTGCGTAGGAATCACGTCTAAAAGTCCTAGCGCGTCAAACTCCATTCTCCTCTCGCCATATCCGTACTCCGTAGCCCTCACCTTCGGCCACAAGTATCCGATCCCCATGACTGAGGCATACTGGAGAACTTTCAGGATTTGGAATGGGAAGTCAGACTCTAAGTAGACGCATTTGCTTACTCTTGTAAGCATCTCAGCCATCTTCTTATAAATTGGGGAGTCACTCCCGTAACCGGCAATTTCACGAACCTGCGCCAGCGTCTCGCAGAACTTCCGTATGTCATACTTAAGATTATTAGTTACGAGGCTTGATCGGCATTTATCGTTGAATACCGCATTAAAAACTCTGAGGTTCTTTGCGAGGTCTTTATAGCAGCGTTGGGCTTCAAGAAATCCCTCACCCTCTTGAATTTGGCTCTCCACCCAAGCGTAGATTTCCTCTGGGTGTGACCAAAAAGGCGGGCTTTGCCATGAACTCGTCTCAGATTGAGACTTGAACCAAGTCGAACTCTCTCCCATGACGGCCAAGTGACATCACAATCTCTCCCGGTCGCCTTACTCCCCAATAAGACGTTTACAGCAAGTGCTTGCCTCGTGAGAGTATACGACAAAGATTGCTATGTGTCTATAACTGTTTTAGAGAATAGAAAATGGCCTACCCGAAGATAGACCATTGACTAATGGTGGTTAGGTGTGGTATGGTTTGTATATGGAAAACCTTACTTACCTATCCTCACTCAGCAGAGAATTCGGAACCGATCATTCAAATCTGAGAAAATATGTTATCAAAAAAGGAATCAACTATGTCATGTCCAGAGACGCTGCGAGTAGGCAGATGGCTATGGCATTCACGGCGGAAGAGGCTGAAAAGTTGCGCTCTCTCCGAATGCGAGAGGGGTTCACTAAAAGTGATGTCCCAATATGCATAAATGGAGAAATTGGGGAGTTTTACGTTGTGCAGCTTATCCCAGAACTCGATCCAAGGCGAGTTAAATTAGGGTTTGCAAATGGAGTGCTGGTACGTCTTGCTTCGCACAGAACGGCATCACCAACGGCTGTTTTGATAAAGTCATGGGACTGCAAACGGACTTGGGAACGAGCAGCGATGGATTCATCGACTCGGATAGGGTGCAAACTGATAGCAAACGAAGTGTATGAGTGTGATTCCGTTGAGCAGGTAACGAATCGCCTTGACAAGTTCTTTGCTTTGATGCCAGCAGTAAGACAATTGTGAAATTTGTTTAGCCGTCTCGCCCAGAACGTGCATCATAGTTTGTATCGAGGTGCTTTATGCACGTTTCCCTAAGTCTAATCTTCGTCGTTTTCGCGTTTGTGTTGGCTTTCATCGCGGCAATCTGGCGTGAGCCGTCCCCACCCGATCCAATGCGCCTGCGTCTAGTTGCTGCGTCTCTGGCGTGTTACTTCCTGTCGATCCTCGTTGCGGGAGTCAGTATATGATTCTCCTATTGATCCTCCTGATCCTCCTATTCGGAGGTGGTGGTTTCTATCTTGGTCCGGGGCCGGGATACTACGGCGGATTCGGATTGGGCGGAATCCTGTTGATCGTCCTGATCGTTCTCCTGCTCAGATAGCACCTGTAGTCGGAGAGCGTCGCCCAATAAACAACGGCGAGAGATGGAGCGATTCTGGGGTGATGAGAGCGTCGTATGATGCCAAAGTGTTCAATGGATTGATTCCGGCCTTCTGTAAGCACCAGATTATCAACTGCGAACAATCCTCCCGCCCCTTCGACAGCAAAGCCAGCCATCTCCAGTGCAAGGCTATTCCCACGATCAGCCAATAGTTGTACTTTACCCCGATTTGGGATTCAAGCGCATCGTGGAAGGCATCGAATT